CTAGATAAAGATTTGCATAAATTATCATCTCAGGAATTGAAAACTATTATACTTTCTGAGATGTGGAAAATGCACAATAATTATATTAAACAAATCAAATCTCATTGGTTAGACAGAGGTATTGAATTAAAAGATGTTGATTATGTAGTTGAATTATTTGAACGTTTCAGAAACGATGTAGTAATATCATTCCAACACAGAATTGATAGCATATTTTCTTGCGAATATTACAATACAAACTTTAAAAAAATACTTGCTTCTTATGATTGTTTCGCTTTCGGAATAGATTTACTACCAAAAGATTTACAAACGACATTTGAAAATATAAACGGAAGATTTACTAATATAAATTATAATTAATACAAATATGAAAGAGATAACAAAAAGATGGAATAGCCAAACACCTAGATTCTTTAAGAAATTAATCAATATAGGTATTGGAATAGGTATTATAGGCGGCGCTTTAATTAGTTTTCCAGTTACTGCGTCTGTGGGTGCTGTGTTGGTTACGGTAGGTACGACAGTTAGTGCTATATCGAAATTGACTAAACAATGATTTCGACTTTCGCTATATTGTTGGGGATAGTAGTAATATTAATTATTGAGCAAAATGAAAACAAGTCAGGTAGGAATAGATTTAATTAAATCTTTTGAGGGTTGCAAATTAAACGCATATAAATGTAGTGCTGGAGTTAATACGATTGGCTTTGGGAATACCTATTATACAAACGGCAACAAAGTAAAGTTAGGTGATAAGATAACGCAAGAAGAAGCAAATAAATTATTCTTAGACTTACTACCTAAATACGAAAAGACGGTCTTAGATGCGATTAAAGTACCGTTAACACAGAATCAGTTTGATGCCTTAGTTTCGTTCTGTTGGAATTGCGGAAGTTCAAAGACATTATTTAAAATGATCAATGAAAAATTTAGCGAAATGAATATCGTTAATTGGTTATGCTCCCATTATATAATGGGCGGTGGAAAAGTATTAAATGGATTAGTTCGTAGAAGAAAAGCGGAAGCAGTATTATTCATTAAAAAATAGTATATTTGTAATTCATAATTTTTAGGTTTTAGTTAATTAAGGCGAGTGGTTTTATACTACTCGCTTTTTTTTTGCTAAAATAAATAATAAAAGGTATTGTTTATTCAAATAAGTTTAGTAGATTTGCAGAAACAAATACTAAAAATTATGGAAACGACAATCAATTACAGAGATGTAGAATTAAGATGTGAGTATCAACTAGAACCTTACAACGAGCAAACATACTGGCAACCAGCTGAGGGTGGATACATTTATGACTTGTTTATTTATGTTCAAGAAACGGAAATTAGTGAAATGTTTGAACACGACCAATTACTTGAGATCGAAAAAATTATTTACGAATCAATAGAAAACGAATTATGAAAAATTACACGAAATTACTAGAAGCAAAGAAAGAGATAGGCAAAGCGACAAAGAACGCAACCAATCCACACTTTAAAAACAAATACGTTGATATAAACGCATTAATTGATACGGTTGAGCCAATCCTATTATCTAAAGGTTTAATCTTGTTACAACCGATTGAAGACGGTAAACAATATACTAGAATAATAGATGCCGAGGACGGAACATTTATTGAAAGTTATTTAACACTTCCATTAGGGTTAACCGCACAAGCGACTGGTTCGTGTTTGACATACTTTAGAAGATACACGTTACAAAATCTTTTATCTATGCAATCTCAGGACGATGATGGACAACAAGCAAGTGCAGAAAAGCCAAAACAATTAATTAACGAAAAGCAATTTAATAAAATTTGTGAACGTTTAGAAAATGGAGAGGTTGAAATTATAGGAAAATTAAAAGAATCATTTGTTTTAACTGCACAACAAGAATTAGAAATTAACGAAATACTAAATAAATAAGACAATGGAAAATTTACAAAGACAGTCAGTAGTAGAAGTAACACCAACAACATTGCAGGACTACTTCGGAATATTAATCGAAGCGGTTAGAAATGGAGAATTAAATCCTTTAGAGTTATACGGAAAAGCAAAAGAGATTGAAGACCTAGCACAGAAAGTAAAAATAGAGGTGCAAATGTTAGCAATAGAAGAAGCCGAAAAACGTACTGAGAAGACTTTTAACTTCGGTAATTTTAAAGTTACTAAGGTAGAGGGTAGACGTATGATTGACTATTCAAACATTGAGGAGTATCAAATCGCTAAGGCTAACCTTAAAGAGATTGAGGATAAGTATAAGCAAGTGGCTTTGTCATCTTTGACTAGTTTAGATGAAAGTACTGGGGAGATTCTTAAACGTCCGATAATAACGTTTAGCAAAAATTCTATATCAATTAAGAATGTTTAAAGTATTAATCATGCCTTGTATCGGAGTAGTGGTTATATTGCTACTCCGTTCAAAAAAAGAAAAAGAAACAATACCAATTTTTAGATATGAGCAAAGAGAAGAAATATACAACGGAGATAGTTCCAACTACCTACGAGAAAGCAGGTCGACCGAAAATAGAGAACGCAAAGATTGTAAAGGCTTTAATACCTATTGAGAGAATTTGTGAGTTTAAAGAGGTGGTTAAGGCTTTTCAGAAATAGCATGTAACGTTTACAGCTATACGTCAGGTTTTGTTTTTCACAAAACTTGCGTGTAGGTGGTGTTAGCAGTAGTACGGATTTAAACCACAAATGCTCATTCGGAGAACTGAACCTTTTTCTTTTCTTTTTTGTGCGATGGTAAAAATAATTTTGAAAAAATTAAAAATATGAATAAAACATTTAATGAAGATGCAATATCTATTATGGATAGAATGATTGCTAAAAATTACAAAGTTGATTTACTTATAACAGACCCGCCATATAAAATTACTGCAAGGGGTAATGGTGGAAGTAGTGGGGGTATGTTTCAAAAGAAAGAAGTTAATAACGGTAAAATTTTTAAAACTAATGATTTAGAAATTGAAGATTGGTTGCCAAGATTTTACAATATTCTTAAAGATCATTCTCATTGCTACATAATGACTAACAATAAGAATATAACCAACTACCTTAAAGTAATTAATGAAATGTATTTTAATGATGATAAAAAACAAAAATTTCATTTTATAAAAAACCTTATTTGGGTAAAAGACAATAAAATAATGGGTCAAACATATATGTCACAGTTTGAGTATATTATTATGCTGAGAAAGGGAGAACATAAAAAAATAAATGATTGTGGTACTTCCGATGTTTTACAATTTCCAAATAAAAAAATGAAAGGAGATGACGGTAAAACAATACACGATACAGAAAAGCCTATTGAACTTATGAAAGTTTTGATAGAAAACTCATCAAACGAAAATGATATAATATTTGAACCGTTTATGGGAATAGGCTCAACGTGTATTGCGAGTTTAGTATCAAACAGACAATATATAGGCGTAGAACTTGATGAAAACTATTTCAAAATTTCCGAAGAACGTATTAAAAAAGCGTTGGAAGAAAAAAGAAAAGAAAAAGATTATGACCAAAATAGCTTATTCGGAGGACAAATGTAGTATTACTGCTAACAAAGATATATACGCCACTCGTTTAATAACTGTCTAAATACTAGGCAGTTATTTTTTTGCTTGTTAATTATTTTAAAAATAATGTGAATAATGTTTGGTAGATCAATATATGTTCCGTAGATTTGTCATATACAAAAACGAAATATTTAGAAATTATGAAAAACACAGAATTAAACATCGGAAAAGCAATCTTAACTTCAAAAGAAGCATTAACTAAAATGATTGCACAAGGTTTTACAGATGCTAAACACATCTTCGCATTATCAAATATGTTGATGCAAAATTTTAACTTAAATCAAGAACAAGCAACAGAAGTAATTGAGGAATCGTTAAAACTATGCTAAAAAAATACAAACTACGATGCCGAGTAAAAGGTATCGTAGTTACAACAAATCCAACAGAATATAATATAGTTTGGATTAGAGAATTTAACCCTGAAATATATTCAAACGATAAAATAAAAAATTATGAAAATTGAAATGAAAGAAGGATTCGAGATCACAGAAGAAATCGAACAAATCGCAAAAGGTTATGACTTCTATTCTCATTACATTGATAACTACGGTCAGATGATGGAAGCAAGAGAAAAAAACATAAAAATAATGGATAAATTAAAAGAGTTAGGAGTTAATAAATTAATAAACTAAATAATTATGAAAACAATTAGAATCGATGGAGCATGTGGTTCTTCGGAATGTACGCAGTAGAATTAGGGAAAGTTAAACAAGGATGGGATCGCAATGAATATAAACCAAAAAACAAATAGAAATTATGAAAAGCAAATTAGACTTAGCGACAAAATTACACTACGAATTGAACTTAGAGAACTTCTTTAGTGTAGAACTTAAAAAATTTAACTTATTATTATTAGCGTGGAATACTCCAGAACTAGAAAAACTATTATTTGATAAAGGTTATCAAGTACAGTGGAACGAATACTATAAGAATTATAGATTTGAAAGCGAAGAACTAACAATAGCATTAATTGATAAGCCTGAAACAATATGAAGAACTTAAAAATGCTGAAAGATTTGGGATATGAACTTAACATCCTACAGTCGATTAGATTTAACACAAAAATACAATTTGATCTAACTGGCTTAGACAAATTTGTAAACGATGTCCTAGAATACACACCGACAGAAGAAGTTGAGCCAACGGAAGAAACACCGATTAAATTATTAGACCTTATTGAATTGTACGGGCTTAAAAATAGAAGTAGAAAGCAAATGCTAGTTTATAACAGAATAGTGCTTGTAAACTATCTAAAACAGAACACAACGATGACGCTGCAGTTTATTGGAAGTTTCTTTGAATTACAACACGATACTATCATCTACTATTTAGGGCAGTATCAAAAATTGAAGAGTGATAAGTACTTCAAGGAAGTTACTAGCAGTTTGAAATCTGATTTAAAAAAACTTGTACTATGATAGACAAAAAACAAATAAGGCACAAAAGAAAGTTAGCGAAAGAATACCGCCAACAAATGTATTTAGAAGACAAAAACAATTTCGACGTAAAGGCTTGTGTAATTGCTGGATGTTTGCCAGTATTTATTGAGTACTTAGAAGACTTAAACAAAGTATTTCCTGAGCATTATACAAATGAGGTTGTAAAGGTGTTGAATCAGAATATCAATAGTATCTTCTACAAATGTCCTGAGGACGAAAAAGAAGCAGTTGCTGAACAAATGAATGCTATTACAATTTCATTTGAGAAATGGATTGAAAACAATTTTTATATATGGAACGATGGATTTAAAGTTAAGTGAGATGGATAGAGAGATAAGATTTAAATGTTACTTACATTGTGAAGGAGCAAATCAACATCGCAAGTTATATAACTTCTTTAAAACGATTAAAAGCATTAAACAGATAGCATACGGTGAGCATCTAAGGAGCAAAGTAGTAATGAAGCACAACAAACGAGAGTTATTTGGCTTTAATTTGACAAATTTTAAAAGTAAATATGTAAATAATGAAGATACTAATTAATAATAAATGGCATTCAATACTAAAAATAGATGGTAATTTAGCATTAATTCAATTTGAAAGCGGAAAATTTGTTTGGAATATTAACGGATTAGAAATAAAATGAAAGATTTAGATATAATAGAAAAAGAAC